CTATCTTGTCAATATATGCGTTTAAGTTTGATAAACCCATTGTACATATTTGTTCTAATTCTTTTTCTTCTCTTACATTACCAGCAGCAATCATTCCTGGACTAAAGATATTCTTTGCCCAATCAGGTAATTCTCTTACCTTTGATGGTGTAAACCATTTGTTTTCTTCTATAAAATATTTTGTTAATGCGTGTTCTTTTTTAAGTAGTGGAGAGAAGTCGTGGAACGCACCAGTAACTTTACTCTTGCCTGCAATGATATCAAAACCGTAAATAGGTCCACCATTTGTAGTATTAGGAAATAGACATATATGTGCCATCCATAATCCTTTAGATTCTCTGGCGTCAACTACATCAACGTGTGCTCTTCTAATACTTTTATTCTTCCAAGTACGGTTTGTCCAGTTAGGATTATTAAATCTATCCATACCTGGTTCTTTGTATTCAACTAAATGTTTATCTAAAACTTCTATAATTTCTTTTTCTAGTTTGATTAATCTTTCCCAAATCATTAATCTTTACCTTCAATACTAGTTCCTTTGAAAGGATCATTTTCTGTATCTCTATTATCTTCATCAAATACTTCATTTGTTAATACTAAAGGTTGATTGATTTCGTTCATTTCTTTAAATAAATTTGTAGCAGATTCAAAACAATAAGTTACTTCAGCCATAACATTTATTTGATAAGTGTTTAGATATTCGTTTATAATTTCTTTGACTATTCTTTTGTACTCTTGTCCTTTACCTAAAAAATCATAAAATCTTTTTACAGGTACTTTTTTAGAAATCATTTGACCACCAGATAGATCACCTAAATGTCTAACATAAATGTGTCCGTATAGTTTTTCTGGATCGTCTTGTATAGTTTCTATGTGTTCTATGTATTTTTTTGTACTAGCAGTTATATGAGGTGGGTTTGAAAGATCAGGCCACAATTTTTCATAATCTTTATGTATGTTTTCTGCTCTTTGCAAACCAGGTGTTTGTCTAAACAAATCGTTTGCCATTCCATACTTCTCTAATACAGAATAGCATTGTAATTGATTATACAAATAGATAGCGTACAATTCAGGACGAATCGTACCACTCATTAGAGTTTTTACAAACTCTTGTCTTTCAGCATTTTGATGAATCTCTTTTGTGAGCTCTTTAATGTCATACGCCATAATATAAAACCAGTGATGTAAAAGTTAATGTAATTAACTATTAAGCGTCTGCTTTAGCAGCAGCTGATCTAGTAGCGTCTGCTTCTTTATCAGCGACTGCTTCTGCGTTTATAGCAGCGAGTTTTTTAGTCTGAGCAGTTGCCTCATCATCGCCATCAAAAAGTACATCAACAGAATTTGTAGAAAAATTGTATTTCATTCTCCAAGATTCTGTATTTTCAGGAGCATTGTCAGCTTTTACTGCTACACCTTTTGATACTGCGTCATCTCCTGTTACAGAATTTTCACAGAATGGTTCACCTGTTCCTACTTTAAAATAATATGTTGCCATTGTTTTGTTTCTCCTAATTAATTGTTATTATGCGGAATCCGTTCCCGAATCTCCTCTACCACCGTATGTACTATCATTATTACCATAAGAACCCCACCAATCAATTTGCATAATTGCAGGATAACAAGTAGTATGAGAACCACCGTGCATTCCTGTTCTACTTTCAGTTAATGAGTGGTTACCAGTTTTGTTTGTTACATCTTCTGATCTTGCAGTATTATTATCTCTAATAACATCATTGTTGTCGGTACTACCGTAGTAAACAGTAGTTGTAGTAGTGTGATCTGTATCCGTTGGATCAAATGCCCACGAGTATGTTCTCCATTGTTGGTCATCTGTATTGTCTGACCATCCACCGTGGAATCCTGTTCTTCCCCAAGCAACATAAGGATTAGCACGACTTGATTTAGTCTGGTTAATACTTATGAATTTTCTTGGATTTTCAATACTCATACACCAACCGTTAATACCACAAGCATAGTAGTAATAAGGAGCATAAATCATTCCCCAAGTACCATCCCAAGTTGTATTATATTTTGTGTAGTATTGTGGTCCTTGTTGAGCACCGTAAGATGTAGTTGTTGAACCGTTAAAGTCTTGCCAACCAATGTATATTCTAGCTGAACCAGTTGTTCCTAATGATTGTCCGTTTTGACAATTGAAAGCGGCATATCTCATACCGTTACCATTTTTATGTCCAAAACCAACCCATTTGTTATTACCAACACAGACAGTCATATCTCTATTGTTATCTGTTGTCCAAGTGTCAGTAAAGTATTCTGTTGAAGTTAAGTTAGCAAAGTAATCTTTAATTCTAGTTACGTGATTCAAACATTTACTTGATTCAAATATGTGAATTGTTTTAGAAGTTTCTGAACTTGTACCACTAGAGTGAACCATAACAAGCATTTTGTTTTTCTCGTTATAACCAGTTCCAATTGCGTAAGTATCATTATTGTCTAATTTGTGAGAAGTATAATCGTAATGGTCAAAAGCAGCACAAGAGTTATTACCCATATTCATTTCTCTCATTGAGTTTCTTTTGTTACAGAATAATCTTCTTGGTCTAACACCTTCAGGTAGATTGTGATTTAATTTTGTCCAACCGTTATCGTATTCAAACTGTGAATCATACGAGTGAAAACTATTCATAGTATAGAATCCATCCCTAGATGAAGTGTAATATTGAGCGTGAGGATATTGGTCACATTGGTAAATAGATTTCCAATATTTTTGCCAATCACTATGAGTTTCTGAAGATAAGTTTTGGTGTCCCATATCAGTACCAAAGTCGTTCATATTGTAAGCAAATGAAGCGTCCCCTAATATACCGAAACGATAGTTAGTTGTTGAGTTACAAACTGCACCCCAAGGTGAGCCTACCATTTTAAAACCAGAATCAAAGATTCTGTATGTCATATGTGTATTTTGGTCTCCAGAAGTTCCGAATAGACCGAATAGTGGCAGACCTTCTTTTCTGTGGTCTATTGCACCAGCAGAACCGCCACCTAATAAGTTTGATAAAGTTGCCATTTTTTATATTCCTCTAATTTTCTTTGTTATATTTATATCTTTTGATACTTGCATTTATTATACTAGTACCCAACCAATGTAAGAAGAAGTTACATCTGGAGTTGTTTTATAAGTTAATCTTAAAGTTGCATAGTTACTATCAGCAATTAAATCAGCAGCTTCTCCTGCGATATTTTGTCCGTTTCTACCAACTGTTAAGTTAGCAGATTTGAATTGTCCATAACCATCTGCGATTAATACATAATCATTATCATTTGGATTAGCAGGTAAAGTTATTGTAAATGCGCCAACTTCTCCTGTGTTACAAATGTAAGCACCACCTGAAACAGCAGTGAAACTAGCATTTCTATAATCCCAAGTTATACCGTTAGCACTTGCCCATTCTGGATCAGCAGTAGCACCTTTAGTTACTAAAACTTGCCCACTTGTACCAGCAGCAAGTCTTTGAACACCTGTAGAATCTCTAAATAAGAAATCTCCGTGTGTAGTTAATTGAGTTACATCATCACCTTTTTTAGCAATTTTTGACCAGTAAGTTGCGTTTGAAGTCGCATTACCAGTTGAAGCTAAAATATTAATGAATGATTCACCATCAAAAGTTACAATGTCGTCAACTACATAAGCAGTAGAAGCATTGTAAGCCCCTTGGAATACTGGTTTAATTCTTCCTAAATTTATTGTTGCCATAATTCTATGTTTCCTTATTTCTATTTATATTTATAATCGTTTATATCTCAATTATAAAAAATTTTAATTTAATTCTACTTTTAAATCTCCGTTATCAACACTAAAAGTCAGACCAGCACGCATAAAGAAACTATTTTTGAAGATATCCTCTTGTTCTTTAGTTTCAAAACGAGTTTCTATGTTGTCCTGACCATCAGTTTTTGTTAATTGTAATTCACCTTTCCATTCTGGAGTGTAGATTTGTCCACCAGTTTCAGTAAAGATACTCTCATAATAGAACAACTCAGCGATTGCACTACCTGGAAATAGACTTACATCTTTCTTTGGTATTTGAATAGTTACAGTTGCACCATTATTACCAATTGTACCACTAGATGTTACATTAGTTGTATATTCAGAACCACTATTTCTAGTACCACCTGCAGTAGCAGAAAATTTAAAGTCTGATTCTTTTAAGTTAGTGTCAGATACATCAAAAACATATGTATTTCCTTCATACATTTTTAAAGTATTTCTACTTCTAACTATGTGTGTGATTGGATCTTCATCATCACCACCATCAATTATTAAAGTTCCACCAACAGCAACTACGAACATTTTTGATCCATCGTTATTAAATGAAAAACCTTTAGCATCAAAATTGTTTGTTCTCATTGAAGTTTCTGAAGTTACTGCCTGAGTAGTTGAAATATCAAAACCAGTTACTAATGGATATTGAGAAATTTTATTATCTTCCGCACCAATTACATATAATATATCACCATCACTATCAAAAGCAAGTGCTCTTGGTTTAGCATCTTCACCACCAGTTACGTGAGCGTCAACAAATGAAGCCGTAGTTATATCATAAGCAGTTGTTAAAAGATATTCGTTTACATCATTACCGTCATCTCCGATAACAAATAATAATTCTCCTGCGTTAACAGCACCTCTAGCAGCGTCATTGAAATATAAATCTCTCATATTAGCATCCTGAGCGGATACATCTAAACTAGCAGTATAAGTTGCTGTTGCAATATCATATGCTGTACTTACAGCATATTCGTTAATTTTTCCACCAGTAACACCTTGTTCAGCGTTACCACCGTTTTCAATGATGTACATTTTAGTTCCGTCATTGTTAAATGTCATTGCAACTGGAGTTAATCCTTTTATACTAATATCTAATTCTTTTACAAAAGATAAAGTAGTTACATCATATGCTGTTGATAAAGCATATTGCATAATTCTTGCGTGAAAACTATCTACTGCAAATGCCTTTGTTCCGTTATTATTAAAACAAAAACCTTCTATTTCAGATAATCCTTTTTGTGATTTAGTAAATCCACTTCTATTATATTGATTAAAGTAACCATCAGTTTGAGTTTCAGCACCTGTTAATCTTACTAAAGAAGTTGCATTTGTAAAAGTAATAGTTGAAGCGTCATAAGGTGTAGATAAAGAATATTCGTAAAGATGTTGATTTCTTTCTGTACCTGTTACACTTTTAGTTACGGTTCTTCTTATTGTTTGGTTAGTTTGACCTGTAATATGAAAACCGTAGAAGTCGTCTTTTTCTTTTCCTGTTACTGTGAATTGTGTTAATGTACTCATATGTTTATTTATATCCTATTAAGCAACCTCTAATAATTTCCAACCATTAGTTGCACCAGTATATACTAGTGTAAAGGCAGCGTGATTTGTTGTAGCAAGCATATCTTCAGCAAGATTCATAATTTCGTGTGAATTTCTATCAACAGTTAAATTGTTTGTTTGAAAAGTTCCGTTTAAATCTAAAAATGTAACTGCGTCTCCAGTTAATGGACTAGCAGGTAATTGTATTGTAGTAGGATGAGCGGAAGTATTAACTAAAAATCTTTGATTAGGTTCTGCAACAGTTATAGTTGAACCATCACCAACAACTTCTACATATGGTGTACCACCACCTAAACCTGTCCAAGTTGATCCGTTATATCCTTCCCAAGCAACTAGAGATGTATTGTATCTTATAGCACCTGTGTATAATGCACCAGAGACCGGTCTTTGAGATGTTGTTCCTGTTGGTGGAACCCAAGCACCAGTTCCTGCCTGATCTCTTGTCATATATCCTAAGATAGCGTTTTCTGTTGGTACAGCATTGTTTGAGTTTCCACCCAAAGTCATATCTGTACTAAATTCATTAATAGCGGCACCTAATTCTGCACCGATTGATCCAAGTTTTAATTCACTTAATCCTGAAAGGTTAAAGGCGTCTGCGTTTAGTGTAGCAGAACCAGTTGCCTGTTCAATCTTAAATAAATCTCCAACTCTAAAATCTCCTTGTTGGTCAGTAGAAACCCAATATACTCTACCACCATCTTCTTCAGTAACCTCGTCATCTTGGTCTGGGTTTTGTGTAGGTACATTTGGATAGTTAGTAGTAATAAAATCTCCAGTACCGATTGATAAGAAATCGTGGCCTGTTAAACGAATGTTTGAATAACCTGTTGTAATATTTGAAGATAAACTTTCGCCTTTTGCTTTTATAGATATAATGTCATCTGTTAATCTAACTACAGCAGTTCCAGCAGTTACATTTTCTTCAGAAACTAACCCAACTCTATAATATTTTGTATCTCCTGCAATTTTAATGTTTGCAGCTAAAGCAATAATTCCTGTTGCATTTAAAGTTGTTGTACCAGATTTAATAGCAAGTAATGGTCCTCTTTGACCTTGTTGAGCAGGTGAACCAAAACTAGTATCTAGTGTAACTTGGAATGTAGAATTATCTTCTTTTGTAATTGTAACTATTTCAGCGTTTTGGAAATTACCAGTAATATTTTCTATATGTAAATATTGTAAAGATGTGTTAAATCTAAACATTGTAGCAGTTGCACCTGAAGTAACTCCTGTTACTGTAGCAGTACCTGAGCCTTGTGTAGCAATTGAATTTTCTAAATCTGAAACAGTCGCACCACCTACGAAAGCAGCAGCCTGATATTTCAACATTAAACCTCTTGTTTGAACATTGACTGGTGTTTCATCTTCAGCAGTTCCTGTTGCAACACAAGCTTTTTCTCCGTATGCGTGAGAACAGTTTAGACCTCTAATAAATCCACCTGACTCACAGAAAATAGCCTTTTCTGCATAATAAACGAATACTGATACTGCCTCACAACGACCTTTACCTAAAATGTGAATACCCATACCATCACTATTGATTTGAGTAAAGTCATTTCCTAAGATAGACTTGTTAGATGAAGCGTGTGTAGCAGAGTGTAAGTTACCATCAACTTGAATACCACAAGCACCAGCATTTGCTGATGTACAGTTTTGAATGTAAGGAGAAGCAGTTTTAATATTACCGAATGGATCAAGTGTCATAACACCTGCCATCTTAACACCTTTTGGTATTTGAAACTCACCTACATCTGTAACTATGAATGTTGATCTTCCTAAAGTTATATAATCACTTGTTGTTAATCCGTGATTACCACTTGTATTAACTGTTAATTCTCCAGTTGCGTAAGCATATGATATACTAGCAACACCAATATTAGTTTCTTCAGCACCTTCAGCAATAACATTACCACCACTTACATAAGAGTGTGCATATTCAGCTATTGAAGTTGGTATCACAAATGAATTGGCACTTGTTACTGTAATTTGATATAATCCACCAGCACGTTTTGTACCAGTTAAACCTGTAAATGTAAAGTTTCTTATGTTTGTTGCGTCATTCAATAAGAACATATTAGAAGCATTGTTATCTTCTAGTGATCCTACTGTTAATACTAAATCAGAAGCATTACCAACATTAGCACCTTTAATTGTAATAACATCACCAACACCAAATCCTGAACCACCGTTCCAAGTAATAATTTCTTTTGCTGTACCACTTTCAACAAGTACGTTAAATACTGCGTCATTACCAACTTCTGGAAGTATTCTATCTCCATCAATTGTAGTAAATTGTAATCCTGATAATTTTATATTATCAGCAACAGAAAAACCGTGTGATTGAGCAGTTGTAATAGTTACAATACCTGTTGCGTTATTGTAAACTGCATTTGAAACAATTACTTCACCATAAGCAGCGTTTGTAATTAATCCACCTCTAATATAAGTGTGTGCTAATGCTGAAGTACCAATATCAACTGTAATAGTTGTTGCGTCAGCAGCTGTAGCTACAGCAACTGTTTTTTCAATTTTATAAGGGTGTACATATTTGTATTCGCCGTTTGTTGCACCTCCAAAATTAGTTGTTAACTTAACAGTTTTAATTTGTGTACCTTTACCTGTTGTAGGAGATACTCGGCAGTTTCTTAAAGATTCACCTATAAGTGATACTCTAGGTCTAACTCTTAAAGGTAATACTTCTTTGTATTCACCGTTTGCAACTTTAATTACATCACTTGCAATAGATTTAACATCAGCAGTTACAGTAGTAGCGCCACCGATAAGTGATCCGTCTATTCTTAATCTGTCTCCATTATTGTGATGAGCAGTTCCGTTAGTTACTGATAATTCAATTGTACCAGTTGTGTCAACTCTAAAGTATGAGTCTTCACCAACAGCAGGATAAGTTTTTGCGCCGATAGCACAAGTATAATCTAAACCTCTTACTCTTACTTTATCACTAATAGATAATCCGTGAGCACCTGAAGTTGTAATTGTAATAACACCTGTTGCGTTATTGTAAGGTCCGTTTGTAACTGTTAATGATGTGTCGTCTGTTTTTCTAACTTCACCACCACTAACATAAGTGTGAGTGTAAGTTGATGTTCCTAATGTAACTTCAAATGATGTTGTAGTAGGAACTCCTGATACTGTTAATTCTTTGTATGCAACTGCTCTTACATTATTGTAAACACTAGAAGTACCACCAGTACCACCGTTAATATTTTCTACTTCAGTAATTGAAGCTTCTTTTGCAGCCGTACAAGCAGCCTGTACTGTTCTATAAGGTAAAGATTCTGTTCCTGGGTTTGTATCTGCACCTGTAGGAGCAACATATAAAATATTTTTACCAGAAATATCTGACCATTTAACATCTAGTCCATCACTTGCTAAAACTGAACCTGGCATACCAATAGGTAACCTAGATACACCACCTGAACTTTCAAATAAAATATCACCACGAGTAGTTAATACAGCAGCAGTATCTCCTTGAGCAAGAATTGTCCAAACAGTTGCGTCTGAACCAGGAGTAATATTTGTTTGTTGATCTTTTAATTGTATGTATGAGTTTGAAGAATATCTAACAACATCGCCAATTTCATAAGCTGTAGCGGCGTCATAAGTACCTCTCCATTTAAATCCTTCTACAACTATTTTCCAATAAGTTGCGTTAACTGTTCCGTCAGCGTCTGATGGTCTTTGATTTGTTGCTGATAAAATACATACATAAGAATTACCACCATACTGAACTGTATCACCAGTTTTGTATGCTGTTCCGTGAACATATACACCCTCAGCATTAAATCCTGTAGTTACTACATCCCAATAAGTATTGTCAGCAGGAGTTTGTCCTGCAGCTTCTTCAGCATTAATATACGCATAAGAATATCCACCGTAAGTTACAACATCACCTTTTGAGTAAACTGTACTTGCGTTGTATGAATCTTCAAATTGTAATCCTTCTGAATAAACTGAAAAGTTTGCCTGAGCGAAATCGTCTGTTGTTGCACCTGAAGTGTGAGCAGTTATACATTTGTATTGATAAGAACCAAATTTTACAACATCATCTAATCTGTAATATTGTGTAGTTGCCCAATCGCCTAAAAATGCTAAACCTTCACTATAAAGTGTAAATTTTGCTAAATCTATATTAATATCTCCACCTGAAGCAGATGTATGTTCAGTAGTAACTCTATATGTTCTACCACCGTATTTAACTAGATCGTTTAATCTGTATTGAGTTGAAGAATTGTAATCACCTCTAAAAGTGATACCGTCTGAATATTGTTCAAATTTAGAACTGTCTAATACTAAACTTGAAGATGTATGAGCAGTTGTACATCTATATTGTTTACCACCGTAAGATACTAAATCGTTTAACTTGTACCAAGTTGTATTTGCATAGGCACCTTTAAAGTAAAATGATTCACCGTGTAGTTGCCAGTTTGTTGTGTATGTTGCAGGAGTTGTGTAAAAGATGTTTTCGTTGTTTGGCGAAGTATGGTTTGCTATACAAACATATGAGTTACCACCGTATTTAACTATATCGTCAATTACATAACCAGTGCTGGTTGCCCAATCACCTCTCCATTTAAATTTAAGTCGTCCTAATTTGAAATCTGCCATTTGTTTCCCTAATTATTCATTTCTATACTGCACTTTGGTAAGTAGTTGTTGATGAACTTGCCGTTGTGTCTTCAAAAGTATCAAAATCGTCTGAACCTTCAGCGTTTCTTGTTACTCCTGCGTTTGATCTTTTTACTAAATCTCCACTAGTATTATTTATAAGAAAAGTAGTGGTAGGATTTACTGAAAAGTTAATTTGTTGAAATCTATCACTATCATTATTGAAGTATCTTTTTTTAACTTGTCCTACTACGATACTTAATCCAGTCTTTGGTATTAATGTAAATGTAACTACTGTATTATTGACTAAAGTAAAGTCAGAAAATGGTACTTGTTGAACACCGTCTAAAAATACTGCAATCCTTGACTCATTTAACACAGGTGTTCCTATTGTAAACTCAAATGCTGAGCCATCTGTTGTGAAATAGTTGACATCAAACATCTCTAGTCTTTCATCTACATAATCTGTTTCTGCTCTTCCAACAAAATCAGACTTACCATCTTCATAAAATTTTGATACTTCAATAGTTTCATTACCCTTGTTAGGGTTTACTGAAGTTAAGTATAACATACCATCTTTTGTTCGTCTAATTCCGTTAAAAGATTTCTGTTTTACTGAAGCTGATGGTGTGTGATCTACTAGATATGCCATTTTCTCTATTTATATTTTTACGTTAATTCAAGGATACTTGCGTATGCCTCAACATCTACTGAAGACGAATCAGGATTAGCGTCAGCGACTATTCTAACAATATCGTTGTTCTCTAAATTAACTGGTTTGTCTAAAGTTAATGTATTGTTTGGTGGAACTTCTAAACTTTTACCTATGTGATAAAAAGTAGAACCACCATCGGTTGTAACTTTTACATTTACAGTAGCACTAGCAGTTGTACTTTTATTTGAAATATACAATGCGTGAATTACAGCAGTTGCACTTGCACCAGCGGCAAATAAATTACCAGCGGATGTATCCACAACTGGAACTGTTATTCCTGCATTTTTAAATGTACTTGCCATAATTAACTACCGAATACTATTGAAAACGCTAATGAATCTCCTAACATTGCTACATCACCATCTGCGTCTGGAAAAGTTATTACTCTATCTCCTGTAGGTTCTGCAACTGTTATAGTTGTTTCGTATGCGTTTTCCTGATAACCTTCAAAAATTAAATTTGCACCGTTTAAAGTAATATCATTATCAGTTACGGCACCACCGTCTGTAACTGTTTGTAAAGATACAGCACCTGCACCACCAACTTCTTTAACAACATTACCAGATGTTTTAGTATAAAGTTTACCATCTGTAACATTCATTGCTAATTCGTGTACTGCTAAAGCAGCAGCGCCAGGAATCTGATTTGGTGTTTCGGATCTTTTTGGTTTAATTACAGTTGACACTAGAAGTTTCCTCCGTCAACAGTTACAATTTCAACTTCACCTGAAGTTACTTGAAAATTATCTGATTTAAAACTAGCAACACCTTTGTTTGAAGTTGTTGCGTCTTCTCCTTCAATTTTAATTGTGTCAGCACTTGCAATAGTATTAATTCCTTCACCAGCAAGAAACTGTAAAGTTCCTTCTAAAGCAACTTGACCTTGCGTTGAAGTTTCATCTTTAAAAAATATTGTAGGATTTGCTAATTTACTAGTTGCGATTGTAGCGTTTGCAATCATAGAGTTTACTACACCTAATGCCTTAACTCTTAATGCGTCTGAATTAACTTCAATTGAAGAATTGTCAACTTCAACATCTAATTGATTACCGTCTTTTGACATAGCAGCACCAGCAGTAATTTGACCTGCACCAGAAAATTGAGATACATCTAAATTAGTTGTTCCAAAAGTAGGAGCACCTGTATGTGTAAATGTATAACCATTGTTAGC